AGAACCTTCCGATCTGGCAGGCCAATCACGACTGCGTTGTCAACGACTACGGCGATCTTGTCGCCGTGCCGGCATGAGCCGCCTAACAACCCCATTTTGAAAGAACACCATGAACGCTGTCGTTGAAGTTGATACAGCCAGCATGGTTCCCGCACGCAGCGCGAACCCTACTGCCGAAGTCGTCGCCCACGCAAAGACCGTCCAGCAAGTCATGCAGGCCGTCATGAAACCCAATGTGCATTACGGTGCGATTCCTGGCGCCGGCGACAAGCCAACGCTGCTGAAATCCGGCGCCGAGGTGTTGTGTATGACCTTCCGCATCGCCGACCGGTACGAAGTCACGGACCTGTCTCGGGATGGCGCCATCCGCTACCGTGTGAACTGCATCGGCGAGCACCAGACAACGGGCGCGACGCTTGGCTCTGGCATGGGCGAATGCTCGACAGACGAGGAAAAGTACCGATGGCGAAAGGCCGTGTGCAAAGAGGAGTTTGACGCCACGGCAGAAACGCACCGTCGCATGAAATTTGGGCGCAAGGCGGGCGGGCACTACACCGTGCAGCAGATCCGCACGGAGCCAGCGGACCTTGCAAACACCGTCCTGAAAATGGCCTGCAAGCGCGCGAAGATCGCCATGGTGCTGAACGTCACCGCCGCATCTGACATGTTTTCCCAGGACTTGGAAGACCTCGATGCAGAGTTGGTGCGCCATCTTGCCGAGGACGAGCGCGCTGAACAGGTGCAACTGGTCCGCGATGACTGGTGCGCACGCGCCGCCGCCGCGCCCGATGAAGCCGCACTGCGCGCCGTCATGCAGGACGGCGTGAAGGTGTTTCAGGCTGCGCGCGACAAGGACGGCTATTCCACCTTTGCCAAGGCCGTACAGGCCCGTGGCGCTGCACTCAAGCAACCCAAAGGAGAACCCAATGCGTGAAGTTCTGATCCGCTGCTCAAGCCTTGGCAAGATCATGACCGAGCCGCGCACGAAGGCCGAAGGCATCCTTTCCGTCGGCGCCAAGACCTACATTCGAAAACTCGCCCAGCAGGAAATTCTCGGAGTCGATTTCGAGTTTTCCAGCAAGGAAACACAAAAGGGCATCGAGGTAGAGGACGAGAGTATCGCCCTGCTGAACAGGGTACGCGGGCTGTCGCTGGCCAAGAACACCGAGCGCCGCAGCAATGGCCTTATCACGGGCGAATGCGACCTGTACGACGCGGAGCGCAAGCGCGGACACGACCTCAAGTCGTCATGGTCCGCGAAGACCTTCCCCGGCTGGGTGGCGGACTGTGAAGACAAGCTCTATGAGTGGCAGATGCGCGGCTACATGTGGCTGTGGGACGCCGACGAGTGGGAAGTGAACTTTGCACTTGTTGACACGCCCGAGCGCCTGATCGGCTTTGAGCCGCTGCAGATGCATGTGGTCAGCCATATCCCCGAGCACATGCGCCTGACAAGCTGGACCATCCAGCGTGACTTCGCCAAGGAGCGCGCCATTGTCGAGAAGGTTGAGGCCGCGCGCGACTACTACGCGCAGGTGATACGCGAGTTCGATCAGATCCACAAATCCCCCGAGCTGGAAACAGCTTAACCATCCCCCACGGTGAGAAGGCCGTGGGTATCTTTGAAAGGGCCAACCATGGCACGCAAGTACGAAGTAACCGCAATCACAGGCAAATACACCGACAGCAACGGAGCAGAAAAGAGCCGCTATCAGACGCTTGGTTCTGTCATCGAAACAAAGAACGGGCTGATGCTCAAGTTGGAGGCGGTGCCCATCGGATGGGATGGATGGGCTTACCTGAATGACCCGAAGCCGCGTGAAGGCCAGCAGGCGCCGCAACAGCGACAGCCGCAACGCCAGGCCCCGCAGCAGGACGGCTACGACGACATTCCACCGTTCTAACCCCCCGCCACCCCACAACCCAGCCCGCAATAGCGGGTTTTTTTACGGCGCGGCGCCCCACCACCCTTCGCGTGCACGAACCCCCTTCATGCACGTCTTTCTTTGTCATGGCCGCCCGCGAGGTGGCTTTTTTATGGGCCTCTATGAACATCACCGTGATTGGCGACTGCCGAGAGACGATGCGGGGCTGGGCGGCTGCCGGCGTGAGAACGCAGATGTGCGTGACCAGCCCACCGTACTTCGGCCTGCGCGACTACGGACACCCGGGGCAAATCGGGCTGGAGCAGACACCGGACGAATACATCACCGCCATGGTGGATGTGTTCCGGTGCGTGCGCGACGTGTTGGCTGACGACGGCACGCTGTGGCTGAACATCGGTGACAGCTACGCCAGCAACCCGGCAAGCGGTGGCGCGCAGTCCAGCAGAATGACGGGCGGCGAACACAAGCGCACACCGCCAGAACGCAAATACCAGCGACCGGACGGACTCAAGCCAAAAGACCTGATCGGCATCCCGTGGATGCTGGCTTTCGCCCTGCGCGCAGACGGCTGGTTCCTGCGCCAAGACATCATCTGGTCGAAACCGAACCCGATGCCGGAAAGTGTCCGGGACCGCTGTACCAAGGCGCATGAGTACTTTTTTATGTTCAGCAAGTCGCCTCGCTATTACTACGACGCGAAGGCCATACATGAGCCGAGCGTGATGAGGCCACAGAACCGCAACACAAAGCGATCCGAGCACCCAAAAGGAGACACTGGCCGAGGTGTGCATGTCCGACCAGAGGGTGGCACCAACTACGAAAGCCGCAATCGCCGTAGCGTCTGGACCGTCGCCACCCGCCCCTACAAGGGCGCCCACTTCGCCACCTTCCCGCCAGCTCTGATCGAGCCCTGCATCCTGGCCGGGTCACGCCCCGGCGACATCGTGCTTGACCCGTTCATGGGCAGCGGCACCACGGCTGCCGTAGCACTGCAGCACGGCCGCCAGTACCTAGGGTGCGAGTTGAACCCTGCATACCAGCCACTGCAGGAGGCCCGAATAGCCAACGCAGTAGGCCCCTTGTTCGCATAACCCAGCCCGCACCAGCGGGCTTTTTTACGCCTACCAATGAGCATCAAAACATCCTCTACCAACGCGCATTTACAGCGTGCCACGCCCAAGCCCTTGCGCAAGGCCGGCCTGCACAGCATCGAAACATCGGCCCCGATTTACGGCGCATTCGAGACGATTGATCTTGCGCGGCCGGCTGCAACGCCGATTCGCAACAGCACCATGCGAGGCGCCTACCACTGCCCCGAGCTTGCGCCAAGTGGCCGGCCTGGGGCGATGGATGCCTACAGCCTGCCCAGCGGCGGGTACGAAGAGCAGGCGGCGCGGGCGCGGATAGAGGCAATGCGGGCGGCGAAAGGTCCGGCGGGGCAAATGATTCCGCTGCGGAGGCGGGTGGCATAACCCATAGATTGCTACTTAATAAATAGCTACCAGCGCTTGCCAGATAAGCGCTAGGGGCCAATTTAAGGATGAATATGATCATGACTGAATCGCAAAAATGCTACAGCACTGACAACGAGGAATTCAACTATTCCGACCCGCAGGAGTTGTTCGACGACTTGGATGGGCTGGGCGAACTGACTTCTGGCCGCGTGTACTACGAAGCCGATTGCCACACCCCATCTACCGACAACGTGCTCGATGTTGATTTGCTTCTGGAGAACGCAGACGAGCTGATGTACGACCGGATTGGCGAGGTGTACGACAAAGAATTCAGCGAGGCGTCACCGGGCGCTCGGGCCGAGCTGCAGGATTTGCTCAACGCTTGGGCGGCGAAGCACGTCAGCTTGTCGCGCTACTGGGTGATTGATGGCAAGTCCCGCGAGCTGAAAGTGACGGAAGACGATGTGAAGGGACACTCGACATGAGCACGATACAACCGAACGAAGAAACCTACACCATCACACCCTACGGCCTGCTGGGCCGCGTCATTGATGACGACTCAGCCAAGGCGGCAGTCGATGCATTGACGCTCTACATGCTGCGCCACGCCAAGCCGGGGCATGTGATGGGCATCGTTGCGGATGGCGGGCATCTGTCTTTTGTGCAAGTTTGCAAGGGGGAAGAATGAGCACGACACAACCGGAAGCGCTGCGGGAAAACCACACCGCAGCCGACATGGCGACAGCAGCCGCGCAGGGGTTCAGGGATGGCGTCGCCTCCGCCGCAGCAAGTGCGGGGAGTGAGCCAGTGGCGTGGCTGGTTTGCACGGAAGAAGGCGACCCGAGCATGGTGTTTCTTGACCGGCTGGAGGCTTGTCAATACTGCGAAGACGATGACCCACCCAAGCCACTCTACACCCACCCCTCTCCCCCAGAGGGGGCAGGGTGGAAGTGGGTGCCGAAGATACTTTCTGCTGAGATGGTTGACGCCTGGGCTTCGGCCCGGCTACCAGGCGGCATAGCTCAAATGACGGACGACGAGGCTAACAGAGCAGTTGCCCAAGCGAATTGGGACTCAATGATCGCCGCCGCGCCACCCCCACCCGCCCAGGCGGCAGACAGCGTGCTGGAGGATGCTGCGCGGTATCGCCACCTCCGTGATGTTCCGCACAGCGAGGAAGTCCGCAGTGTGCTGTCCCTCCAGCAAAACGCTGTGATGGACAAAGTGATTGATAAAGACCGCGCAGCAATGGCCGCAAAGAGGGGAGGCCAGCATGACTGAACCGACAGATGCGGAGCTACTGGCCGAGTGGGACCGCGTGTCACACATTGCCGATGCAGGGCAGCGCAGACTAGCCTGCCTTCGCGCAGTCCTTGCAAAGTGGGGCACGCCACAGCAGGAGGCGCAGGAGCTGGGCCAGGGCGGCGAAGGCTTCTGGGGTCATGGGTTGCGCTCGCGCCACTCATTGGCCTCGCGCGCCAGACGCATCAGGCGCTGGGCAATGTCGTGCAGGGGCACGCCGCGCGCCATCTCGTGGGCCTGGAATTCGGCCAGGGTCTCGGGCGCCACGCGAATATCGGTGTACCCGTCGCCGGGCTGGGCGATGAACTCTGCGCCGCTGTCGTGGCGCAGACGGCCATTTGGCAACCGGGACCATGCCCGGTGCCAGGCGTGGTGCTTTCCTGTCATGCCGCGATGGCGGCGATGCTGTAGGGCATACCGTTGATGACCAGGCGGGCGTCTTTGCGCGAGACGCCTTGATCGATGGAGTAGAGGGCGCCGATCCGCAGAAGCGTGGCACGAGCAATAAGGCCCGTCTCGGCCTCGTTGCGCTGCCACGATTGCCGATTGCTGGCCATGTAGCCATTAGCCCACGACGCCGCGTTTTCATCGGCGCGCAGGGTTTCGATGGTGTGGCCGGTGGTTATTGCAGATTCGCGCATGATGTATCTCCTCGGAGAGCCCTCTACCGGAGGGCGTCGGTGCAGTCATTTATTTGACTGCATGGGCTCTATTGTAGTGCATATTTGAGACTGTGCAAGCCTTTTCTGCAGGTGCAAACCCTAATCTATTCGAGGCAGCGGCCCATCATCGCGCCTCGGCTCTGCCCTCTCCCACCGCTGGCGCTGCTGGGTCATGGGGCCATCAGCGCGCGGCTGGCGGCGATCTGTTGACCGCGAAACCATCTTACAACATCCCGAGATATTGCAAAATAGCTCGCGCTTGATCGGCTGTCGTCTGCGAGCTGCGCAAGTCTATATCTGGCTGATCGTACCCCAGCGGCAAATCATGGTCGGAAATCCGCACCTTGGTCCCAGAAGGAATATGTGTCAGATACTCAGATGATGACCTTGCAGAGCTAGCTTTTTGGAAATCGTTGGGGTCAAGCCCGGATTTTTCCAGATGCCCCAACAACGATGCGTTGTATTGCTTTTTTGCTGCTGCGCCACTCGCTTTTTGGCTTCTGGAAATTCTGCTTAATCCGTAATCGATCAGCTCGTCGGCGTTGTCACCGATTGCGTGAAAAGGCTTTGTCTTGCCCAGCCACGGGGGATCGTATTTGACGAGAAAATCCCCGTTCTTGGTTTTTGACAAAGCCAAATTCATATCGTCGTAAACAAGACCAAACCCGTCGTATCGGGGACTTTTTGATAGCACCCCGATGCCCGATATTCGGCTATCAGCAATATCTTTCGGCAGCCCAGATTTTGGCGTGTACCCGGTCATTTTGATGACGCCAGCCTGCTTGTTGAGTTGAGTCGGCGCCGATAGGTTGTCTGCGGCCTGCAGCAAGCCGCTAGCGATCTGCGGAGATTTTGCCGCAACCACAGGTCCAAGCAAGCCACCAGCAACCTGCCCATAGGCATCCGCCTGGCTGCCGGGGTTGTCCTGCAGCAGCCCGACCCCCCGCATCTTTTCCGCGATCCATTCGCTACCGCCAACCGGCTTTTCTATTAGTGCTGGCGGGGTGGAAAGTAGTCCCACCTTATGGCCTGCATACCCGCCGCCAGCGATGAGGCTATTCAGCGCTATGGTTGCCATGTCAACGGGGGCGCCTAGGTTGCCTGCCCAGAAACCTTTGCTCGCACCTTGTATAAAGTCCAGCAATCCAGCCATCTTCAGTCCTTTTTTAGTTACGCATCCCTGGGCATCACGGCGTAGTCAGCGCCCGGTCGGCATCAATAGTCGCTCTTAGAAGTTTCACCTCCGAATCTCTTCGGACAAGAGCTTGTCGGTGCTCAGCAACCACGCTTGCCCCCTCAACAATGTGGCGGTCGAAGGCTCCAAGTCGATCCGCAAGACCGCTGCAGGCAGCGGCGTTGGCCTGGGCTTGCGCGCGATAAGTGGCGGCTCT